AGTGTTTCTTTTGTTTGTTTGAAACATGGATTTTGTAACAAGTTTGATTACAGGTTAATTGCGACTTAACTCTTGGATTAAATAGTTCATTACAAGCCGAACATTTCTTTGGAGGTAAGAGTATTCTTTTTTCAGCATTTCTTATATTTTCAGCATTTTGCTTACATCTCTTACCACAATACTTCGCAGTAATTCTGTTATTTCTTGATGGCTCAAATTGTTCATTACATATCACACATTCTTTCATGCTTCCATCTCCTTCGCTTTAAATGCTGCTAATCTAATTGCTTCTCTTGCACTTGCAGTAATGCTTGCGGCTAAATTAACATCAGCCCAACCAAATCCTTGAAACGCAACAATGCCATAAAAAGATGCCATTAATCGCTTTACAGCCATTTGATTATTATTCCATTTAACTACTTCCGAATCGTTTCCGGCCTCTCTTGCATCTCGCATAAGACGCTTATATTCATTTCGCAACTCTTTCAATTCGAGAACTGCTCTTGGCAATAAGCCCAATTTATCTGTTTTGTAATACAACATGTGCTTTCTTGTTACAGGGCTAAAGTCTCTTGGAGTTGCGATATTAACTGCAAAATCCGTAGGTTCTTCACTTTTAGTTTCAAAAGAAATATTGCGAGCAATCATCATTGATGGATAAAGACCGGCAAAATCAAAAGCCGCTACATTCAAATGTAATCCGTTTGTTCCTTCACTAAGCGGGTCGTAAATCATAGCACCGTCATAAGTTTCTCTTTTATCCACTTTACTTCCAGTCTTACAAATCCAATCAGCATTACGCATAAAGTAAATAGAACCCATATGGCTAGCATAAAAACACGCTTCAAACGGTGCAACAAGCAATCGTTGTAGTGCAATAATCGCTTCGCTACAAAAGTTTGTTTCATCTATTCTCACAAGCAATTCAACATCTATTAAAGCATATTTTAAATAGGCTTCTGTATCTTCAAGCCAACCTCTACGGTAAAACTCATTCGGGTCTTCAAAAATAGTTTCCTTTGATTTACCTTCACCGAATAATGTTTGAGATACAAACTCAAGACTCATTGATGGTAATGTTCCTCTTTGTGAATCATTCCATTGTCGCTCAAAGGCAAGGTCTAAATTGAGGGTTATGCGACCCCCTAATGGCTGTTGTATCGGGGAGAATCCACTTTCAGCCTTACTGAAAGTAAAGCCGTTGCCGGTCTTTTTAACCCCGTCTATGCGGTTAATTGGAGACATACGCATAGGGTTGATTCCCAATGCACAGCACCTTTCAAGTAATTTAGGCAAATCGAACTTAAGCCCAAACCATGCTATTAACATATCGGGGTCTTTATCTATCATAACATTAATGAAGGATTCAATCATATCTTTTTCATTACGAAAATATAATTCTTCATCACCTTCATAATTAGGAAACCAAGCCCATTGATAATATTTTTTATCATAGTTATCATAAGCAACTATAACTGTAATCTTATCATGGTGTTCTCCACCTTGTTGCCATTCCATATCCCAATACCATTTACGCATTTCAAACTCCGGCAATTTATCTAATTTATCAATTGCATATCGAAAGCCAAAAGAAACATCTGCTTCATATGTTTTATTCCACATTTTACGAGCCTTGTAAATGTCCGTTGCTTGTTCAACAATAACTTTCTTCAAAGGCTTTCCTTGAAGAGAAACCCAATCCCCCTTCTCATACTTGAAAGAACGGGAAATGTATTTCTTTACAGTGTAACTTTCAAACTCAAACTCATCATCCTCAATAAAGAAGTATGGCTCATGTGCTTCAAGTTTAAACTTTCTTTCTCCGTTTTCTCTCCATGCTGTGTAAATATGCTTTTCATCTATACATTTACTAATTATCATTTTAATTTCCTCCCGAATACGGGGCTTTTAATATCATTCTGTTATTGGCTACAATAACTAAAGGGAATTCATCTTTCACATAAAAGTTAAGAGTCTGTCCTTTTTCAAAGAAGTTATGTAGCGGGCCTGAATATTCAAGCGTTGCGTCTTCTCCTATCGCTGATGCTAATTGAATTGTTTGTTCATATTGGTTTGAAGCGTTTGCTCTACTTGAAAAGGTTACATTACCACCGAGATAGTTTAGTTTGTAAACTCCACTCTTAACTAATTCACAAAGACTTATTGCTTCATTAAAAATATCACTATTTAATTGAAATGCACCTTCAAAGGTTTTTGAACCAAAAGACCAAAGTTTGTCTAATGCTTCTTCATATGAAATGTGCTTTACCATTTCTCTAATACGAGAGATAGCATCCATGTTTGGATGATTAACCACCATAGGTAGAGAAGCCTTCTTTGTTCCAGAAGTCAATTTCAAAAAGTCTCCACTCTCAAAGAATACACTTTCACCAAACTTTTTCAAGTAAGGAATAATAAAATTAGCATCACCAATAAAAGAACCATTCGTTACACCTTCTACTGTTAATGTAATGTTCATTCCAAATGTAGCATCTCCGTTCCATATCTCCAAAGAATTATCATTAAGTGTCATGTAAAAGTAAGAACCCATCTTAGATGAGCCAAGTCCTCCATTACCTAGATACTTTCCTTTTCCTTGAATGTCTGTTAATGCTTTCTCCATTTCTTTGTTATTTACAACAAACTTCAAATCTTTCCCTCCCTTAATTCAGGAACACCGTTCCATTGAATATTAGGGGGAGTTCCTTCTCGCACAGTCCATTTCTTTCCAACTAAATTACCATTGGTTCTTGAACCAATCAATTCAGCACAAAAATGCAACTCGTTCTTTACTTTCTTCTTTGAGCAATAAATCTCTTGTTCAAGTTTTCCGCCCCAATCTTTCCAAGCAGGTTGCACACCAACAGGGGTATTATCAACATACTTCTCTGTTTCGTGAGTAATATAAATTACATCACAATTCAATTGGTAAATTGCTTCCAATAGGAAATAGAAAGTCTTATTTCTATTACCATACTGAAATGGCATAATCTTGGTAACTACTCTTGGGTTAGGATTAACCTTTAGAATACAACTATCAAGCCAAGTATCAACACCATCCATGACGAATACAATGTCTTCACCTTCGGCCATTTGTTCTTTAGCAAAGTTAATGAAGTCGAGAGAGTTTTGTTCGCTCTTATCAATATCCATAATGTTGTCCTTTCGCATTACAATTGGGCAATATACATTGATTCGGTCTGTTGCATCATGGTGTTCAAACCAAGTTGATTCAACACCCCTATCCCAATCAAGAACATAAATGTTCTTATCGGGGAAGTCTAATGCAATTCCAGTCTTTCCAGTTTTGGGTTCTCCCCAAATACCTAATACCATTCGTGCTTTTCGTTGCGCTCTTTTTTGAGCCATCAATTCTTTAAAATTCGTTTTTTCTTTCTTAGTCCCTAGCAAGCCAATCACCTATATCATTTTCATTTATATCTACATTTTTACCATTCGCTTGACACCATGCCTTGATGATGCCGAGTAATTCTTTCTTCGATGAACAGACAAACCTTGTTTCTTTTTCTCCAATATGAAACTTAACAAAGTATGTTTCTGCTATCTTATCATTTTCATTCCAAGTTAGAAAATCAACCTTTTGCAAATCTGCAATATAACTTTCTCCCTTTAGAATAAATCTATCTTCTATAATATCATTCATTTATTTTCCTCCTTTAAGGAACGGGCTTTGCACCCATTTTGGCCTACATTCATTGGTGTAAGACTACACACGCACTTTACTAATTAAATATCAAAACCAATCAAATGATTCTTCAACGGGAGCATCTACTTCAATAGGCGCACCACGCTTTTCAGTTACAAGAACAGAAGAAACATTGATAGTTACAGGGTCAGCAACTCCATCAACTAATCGTTGTGATGTTCGACCAACAACAATTACAGTAGAACCGATACCAAAGTCAATATTTAGATGTTCGGGAATCCAACAAGTAGTCATGTTTGATTCATTATCATAATCGAATTCAGCATTCAAGTCTGTAATATTTAGAATGCGATTACCATTTGAAGTTGGCATCATATTCATATTACAAACTGTTCCACCAGTAATAACGAAGCGGTCTTTAGCAGGTAGTGTTTGTCGAGTAATGTGCGCTCGGTCAATTTCTACCAATTCAACCATATGGCTTTCAAAGTTTTCATTAAGAACATTTAACCATTCTACTTCTCCCATATCTCGATAGTCTGAGTTTTCGGGGTCTAAGTCAGCATTACGAATAAGACTGTCTTTTGTTGTCATTGTCATACCATAAAGGTTATTTCCATCATCTGAAGGAATTGCAACAAAGTGAACAAAGTCATAACAATCGGGAGTAAATGCTACTCCACCGTCATTCTTATATGAAAAAGTATATCGTTTCATATCAGCACCATCTACACTTCCGTAAAAAATACCTGTTCTTCGCATTTGTTCCAAAGGCAAAGGCTTACCATAACTTCGGTTATCTCCACCACTCATGTATGTTTTAGTATTATCCAAAGGAATAACCATTACACCATCCGGCATTTCTTCTGCACCGGAGGGTAAATCAGCGACCATTCGCTCTTGATATTCACCATTATGATAACGGCTAATCATCCATTTACCTAAAGCATTCTTTGTAGCAACCGCTACATGTCCTTCATTCAAAGCATTATCCGAATCACGGTTGTATTCTTCTTTTGCTTTATTGCGATTCCAAGACATCATATCTCTTGGTGCTTCTAAGGCAATAAAAACACCAAAACATTTCTTTACTAAAGAATTGCTTCCGGTAGATTTTGGAGATTCGCCTTGCTTTGCCCGTCGAACAACTTGTGCCGCATATGAACGCCATAGCCCTATTGCTAAATCATCACTTACTTCCATGTTATTATCGGAACAAATTTCCGTATATTTCTCAGTTGCTTCCTCTACCGTCATTTTCAGGTATTGTGCGCTCTTTTCTATTTCTGCTTGCATTTTTTCGCTTAACATATTTTCACTTCCTTCCTTATATTAATTGTCCAACCATCCATGATAGTAATACTTTCGGAGTCATGGTAGTTGAACGGTATTCGCTTTCTCCGACTGTTCTTAACAGTTTATACTTGGTAGTATTATCCAAGCCATCCGAAGCAATTACAGCATTATGCAAACCTAAACAGATTTGTTTAACGCTACGACCTTCATAAATAATTTTATGAAGGTCTGCAAGTGCTTTGTTTGGATTCTTATTTAAGATTTCAATTAGTATTTCATTGTATTCCTGATGAGATGTTTCGATTTGTTTTGATAACGAGAAGCCCGATGATTTGGCCGCTTGTATCTCAGTAATCGCCCTGCGTAAGTCACCATCCACCTCATATATGAAGGTTGCCAACTCATCATCAGCAAAGACATTTATTTGCTCTTTTTGAAGTATTGATTTGATTACTTCAAAAATGACTTCATTAGTGAGTGGCTTAAAATGATAGTT